ACCAGAAGCCCCACGCGCCGGTTTTGCACTGCGTGGCATACTTACACGCCCCCTTCTGTCCGGCCCGGCCGGGTACAGGTATCATACACGCAGGGCGGGGGAGACAACAGGTCATTTTTGTACGAGTCCTGGCCGCCCAGGAGGAAAAGCTGGAGCTCGTGCTTCAGCACCCGGATCTGATGGCTGACGCGGATGCAGCGGATCTGCTCGGTGTGGATGAGCTCCAGTACGCTGTTCCTGCCGAGCCGGAGGATGGGCTGGAGGTCGGGTACCGTCAGGAGCAGGGGCAGGTCAGCAAAGCAGGGCTGACACTCCGGGTAGGGGATGCCGCCGGTCAGATAGGCCACGAAGTCGGTGCGGAGGATGCGGAGGCGCTGGCCCACATGGATGCTCCGCAACTGCTCACTGCGGGCGAGCTGGTAGGTGGTGCTCTTGCTCACCTGCAGGATCTCGGCCACGTCCTCGATTGTCATGACGAGGGGGAGGTCATCAAAGGAGGTGGGACGGGTCATTATCGGGCACCCCCTTCCTGGCCGGCGGAGCGGGAGGCAAGATAGATTTTGGTGACATCATCCCGCCCATGGCCGAGGAGCTCGGCCACGGCCTTGCGGGCAGCATAGGGGGAATCGCCCGCCTGGATGTGGGCGTCGTACCACCTGGCCGCGCAGGTGTGCCGCAGGCCATGGAAGGTCATGGGGCGCGTGGAGTCCGGATCCTGGGCGTAGGGGCGGTGAACATAGATGAAAGCCTGGAGGGCCTTGATGGCCTGGTGGGTGGGCACGCCGTCCGGGACAAAGAGCTTGCCCCCACGCGGCGTCTGCTCCAGGTGATACCGGAAGCGGGGCTTCAGGATGGGATTCAGGGGAAGCGTCCGGACGAGGCCGCCCTTGCCTTTGATGGTGATGGTCTGCTCCCGAAGGGCCTGGGCGGCGGTGGCGGTGTCGATGCGGAAGCACTCGTGGATACGCAGCCCCTCATACCAGCCTAGCATGAAGATGGTCACATAGTCCTCACGGCCGAGCTCGGAGGCAAGCCGAAGCATGGCCTCAAACTCCTGAACGCTCCAGGTGCGGTCTACTCCCAGAATCGTGCGCTGCTGGAGGCACAGCTCCCCGTTGTCCGGTAGGGTATAACGGGGGGCGGACATGATATCGTGATAAAAGCGGATCGCGGCCAGGTCAGTCTTGATGGTGGACGGGGCCTTGCCGCTTTCCTGCAGGTACAGGATGTAGGCGATCAGGTGCTTGGGGGCGATGTTGGCCAGGCGCTCCAGGCCGTAACGGTTGGCCAAAAAGCGGCAAAACCGCTGCATGGCTTCGTAGTAGCGCGCCCGTGTCCGGTAGCTGCCCTGGCGGTTGTGCCGGTGCAGGCGGTTGAGCTGGGCGATCAGGTTCTCGTATTGCTTTGCCATATATAAATACCGTCCTTTCAAAATCAAAAAGGACGCAGTACACCCAGTGGCGCGGGCCGGCTGTTTCCGGCGGATTTCCGCGGGAAACTCCCATCACAGCCAGCACCAGAAGCGGGGAACGCATTGGGGTGACTGGAATCAACGGACGGGGGCAAGCCGGTTGATGTAACCTGTCTCTGTTGTAAGTTGAGGTTTAGTACGGATGCCGATTACCTGGTGCAACCAGGGGGGAGACGAGCTCCCACGGCGGACGCGCGCCCTTGGGTGAGGTGCAGATAGATCTGCCGGCGTCCTGTGGTCCGTCCCCGGCAGTGGGACGGGATAGGGGTGGAAGGTGGCCGCGGCTCTGCCGAGCGCCGCGCCGGCCGGGTTACTCTCCGGCCCAGAGGTTAATGTCAGATGATCGTTGTGAGACTTCATTCTGAAGCGCTCCTTTTCCTGCTTCGAGTGGCCCGGGAAGATCCCACGGGACCAGCATATATAACGATGGCGGCCTGAGCTGACAGGGCAGTTCAGACGATTTATCTTTCTGCATACCGGGCGGCACACCGCCCCGGTATATCCCTGCTCATATGGACGCAAAAAGGCCCGAAAACAAATCCATTCCTGAGTCTGTTTTCGAGCCTGATTGGCCGATATTCGCATCTTTGTTGTGAGTTTAGGATATGGACAAGTCTCCATGGGGACACCGCATGGGGCTACCTCCGACCTGGTTAAATCTGACCTGTTATACGGTCAGAATAGCACCACCCGCCGGTTTTGTCCAGTTGCGATTTTCACCACGACTGCCACAGCACCTTGCTTTTATTATACTGTTTTTTTCATCATACGTCAAATTTGGGGGCCAATGGGCGCAGTTATCCTACCCAGGCCACGTCCCACAAGACGCGCGTACAAACTTAACAACGTGCACAATGCGGATCAAAGTCCGACGAACAGACGGCCAACGGGCTGGCGTCTGCCCCCGCAATTTCAGCGAGTGCGTGCAAAAATCAATCACAGTCTTTTTATATCACAATATATTGTGCTTGTCAACTGATAAATCTACATGTTGTATCTGGACGAGGGCGCACTTATACAAGGTACCCTGCTAGTCCTCCCTAACTTACTCCGCCCTAACTTACTCCGCCCTAACTTACTTCGCCCTAGAATACAGGTACAGTTTACCACAGGGGCCGGAGACTGTATAGGCGGAATTTTTCCAACCATGCGGCCAAACAAAAAGAGTCCAGGGGCTCCTGGGCCCTAGACTCTCTGAAACACGGATACTGTGCAGCGTCATGAAGCTGCCCGGATACTGACAGGGCCAGTATAGCAGAGCTCGCACCAGAGTACAAGCCTTTTTGCAGATGCTTCTTGCATTTCGTGTCGAAGTATGGTATTTTGAAAATGGCGTTGCCAGTATACGGTAGGCGGTCAGTCCCTCCAGTACGGAGGGGACTTCTGCCCCCTCCAGTGAGAGGGGGTGATGCTCATGAACTACCCTACATACTCGGAGCTGTTCCAGTTTTGTATGGTGATCATCGGTATCATTGGCCTCTTTTTGGCCATAAAAAAGAAGTAACCGCCCCTGTCCCCACAGCTCGGCGATTACTTCAATGATATGTAGGGGCTAACCGTCTACCGGCAACGCCCTTTCTAGTTGAATTATACTCAATCCGGCCCCTAAAGTCAAGGCCGGCTTTCCTGCCATTGTGTCCAACTTGGACACAAATGTTTTACGGAGACATCAAAATACGTGAAACAATAACCAGCACCCACCTTTTAGTGGGTGCTGGTTATTGTTATAAATACCGCTGGAGCACTTCGCTCAGAGCATCCTTGTAGTTCTTCAACTCGTAAATGTCGGTCAGCGGGTACTTGGTTTCCTTTTTAGCCTCATCTGGGATGATCAATGTCTTCAGGTTATCAGTCAGGCGAAGGCGACAAATCCACTTGCGGATATTGCCCCTATACAAGATATTGATGTAAGACTCCGTATCCTTGTAGGTAATGTCGTGGATATCTGCAAGGTCAGCCAGTAGATTTTTCACGATAAAGAAAGCCTCTAACTCTTCCTCGGTGGTGACGATATTGGGGACCTTCTTCTCAGACTCGGTCGGTTCGGCAGGGGAAACAGAAGCATCATCGGCGGGCTTCTGCTCTGTAACAGAGACGCTTCCACCAGAACCACCAAGAGCTGACTTGATCTTGTCGTTCATCATCTCGCTCACCAAATCGTTTAGGGCCTTGGACAAAATGGGCCGGAACTTTTCAATCACACTCTGAGTCTTAGGGCCAGAGTAGCAACTCTGAAGAAAAAAACGGATAAAGTCGTCACAGGGGGTGTCGAGCTGCATAGTGAAAATGTGCTTGAACTCCTGGACATATTTCAACTCAGAGGCGGTGCTGAAGATAGAGTCAATATCAAAAACCGACTTGCAGAACTTCTTTAGCTCAGGAACTTGGTTTTCACGTATGTCCAAAATATTGATAGTTAAGAAAGGATCGTTATCCATCTTATTGGGACTATCTAGGTCTGTGTAAAACCGATAGATGAGACCGTTTGTGAGGATGGCGAATTTGGCTGTCGTAGTACCAAAGTAACGAAAGAGTTGTGAATCATGCCGATCTAGGTTTTCTGAAATGGATTTACACTCTACAAGGATTACGGGTTGCTCCTCCTTGATAATGGCGTAATCCACTTTTTCGCCCTTCTTGATACCTACGTCTGCGGTGAACTCCGGCACAAATTCTTGGGGATTGAATACATCGTAGCCGAGCATGGCGAAGAAGGGCATGATGATTGCAGTCTTAGTGGCTTCCTCGGTCTGGATGGAGTCTTTCATACTCTCTACCCGCTTAGAGAATTGCCTCAGTTGATCAATGAAATCCATAGCCCACACTCCTCTTTCTTTTTTCTGGCCGACTTGAATACGTTGAATTTCCCGCGGAAGGGGATATCTTTAGAATCTTATGGGGTTTTAGGCTCCTCGTCGGCCTTCTCTTTCTGGTCTTGTACCCACCTGTATTCCACGAAGGCCATGACATCTTCCTGAGACTTTGGAGAGAGCTGGTTAAAGCGGAAAACGAGGTAAGGCCGCGGCGGGCCGTTTGTACTTTTTGAAGGATCTTCCCCGAGAAGTTCGCCAACGGTAACACCAAGATACTGAGCAAGAAGCTGAACCTTCTCGACGGAAGGAACTTGTCCTCGGCTTTCAATGTTGTTTATAAAACTGCTACCTACTCCACTTTCACGGCAGGCGACAGTAGGCTTTACACCTTTGGCAGCGCAGTATTTTTTTATGTTTTGCACAAAAACTGCTTTATCCAAGCACTCTCCCACCTCTGAAAAAGGAAATAGGGCAACACTACAATAATTCACTTTAGAGGAAAATTATATTGACAATTCACTTTTAAGGATTTATGATTTACTTGCAAGTTGATTTTAAGTCATGGAAAAGGGGCGAAAATGCTACCGCGTTTTGTGCGGCACATCCCCCCAAGTATGTATCTTACCCAAATTCATACTACCATAAACCTGACTTAAAATCAAGAATTGGATAAAAGGGGTGATAGCATGAAAATCAGAGAGTACCGAGAAAAGCGAGGCATGACCAAAAGCGAATTGGCCCAGACCATGGGCGTCGATCTTGCAGCAGTGTCCCGATGGGAATCGGGAGAGGCTATGCCAAGGGCGTCCAAACTCCCAAAGCTGGCCGACCTGTTTGGCTGTACCATCGACGAGCTCTATGGCCGGACAGGGCCTCCAGACAGGCGAAACTGTTCGGCTTGATGCAAGCGTATCACACGGAAGGAGGGAGCGCCATGTACGGACAATACGAGAATATCTACAAAACCACCCGCCGGAAGGCTGGTTATACCCAGGAAGCGGCAGCCGAGCGGCTGGGCATATCTGTCGAAAGTGTCCGGGCCTATGAGACGGGGCAGCGGATACCGCCCAACCACATCGTCGACCTGATGTCCATTCTGTATCACTCCCAGCAGCTGGCCTATCTGCACTTGCATGAGAGCAACGTGCTCATAGAGCATGTTATCCCAGAGCTGGAACAGCGGAGCCTGATGGCCGTGGCCATGCGGATCTACAACCGGATCAACCGGTTCAGCCAGACGCACAGGCTGGAGCGGCTTATGGAGATCGCGGAGGACGACCGGATTGACGAAACCGAGCGCGCCGAGTTTGACCTGATTATGCTCGACATCCGGGAGATCATCAAGTCCGGCCTGGAGATGGATGTATTCTGCGCACACTCAACCCCGGGAACTTAGGGGGGAATGTGAGATGAAGCTCGAAGTGAGCAAGCGGGATGCGTACATTATGGCCGAAACCTTGTGGGAGGCGGCCATGGATCTGGACATAGCTGCAAAGGGGAACAGAGAGCGGGCCCGGATATGTGCCCGCATAGGCGATCCGGTTGCGTATGCGCCGAAGCTCGCCAGGCTGGAACGGGAGATCACCCGGATGGAGCGGGCGGCCCGCCGGCGGAGAGCTGTCAGGGAGCGCCTGCTCCAAGCGATTGAGGCCGCGAAGGCGGCGGAGCAAATGGAGGCTACTACCGATGAAAGGAAATAAAAAAGCCGCCCTGTGGTCAGACAGGACGGCCTACATAGCAGGGCGGTTCACAAACCCTAACGTATGTAATTTATATTATAGCACCCTGCCCGGGCAAACGCAAGGGGCTATAACACTCTGCCCAGCTCCGGGCCCGACGCAGGGCCCGGGCTGGCCGGAGGCAACAGAACGGAGGCGGCAGCATGGGGACAACTGAGCGGTGGAAACCGCTGGATCTGCGGCGGCGGGGCGAGTTGGGCCCGTATGACGGAGAGCTGATTGTCCTGCACATGGTGCCCAAGACCTCGGCCCGCAGCGAGCGGTATGTCGTCGGTCGGCTTGAGGTCGTGGCCGGGCGTACCTGGATGTCCGGAGGTGGCAATACCCTGTCGCCGGCGGAGATGCGTAAGCGATATGACCTCCGGTGGGTCCGGTTGCCAGAGGACGATACCAGGTCGTATCCGTAAAGACATGATTGGAGGTGATGGCACATGGCCGATATGATTAGACTCCAGCGGAGCGGCGGCTATACTGTGCTGCCCAACGGCATCCTGCGAGATACCAACCTATCACTCAAAACCAAGGGACTGTTTGCCATCATCCTCTCACTGCCGGAGGGGTGGGACTACAGTGTGGCCGGGCTGGCTACGGTGGCCGGCTGCGGCCGGGATGCCATCCGGGGCGCGCTCAAGGAGATGGAGACCGCCGGGTACCTTACCCGGATGCGCGCCCACGGAGAGGGCGGCAAGTTTACGGGCGTCGTCTACACCATCCGGGATGTGGCGGCACCATTGTCGGAAAACCCGACAATGGATGAAAACGCACCATTGTCGGGAAAACCGACGACGGAAAACCCGACGTCGGAAAAACCGTCGTCGGGAAATCCGACGCAATTAAATAAAGATCCATCCAGTAAAGATCTTAGTAATACCCCCCTACCCCCCACAGGGGGCGGTGTGAAAGCGCCAAAGTCAAAGCTCAGGCGCAAGCGCGCCGCTAAGTCAGAACCGACCTGGCGGCCGGATAAGTTCGCCGGCTTCTGGCTGGCCTACCCACGGGACGAGGACCGGGCCAAGGCGGTGGAGCAGTGGGATGCCCTGCCCGGGGACCAGGGGCTGATGGAGCAGTACGGCTCGGAGGATGCCCTGCTCC